TATTAGTATATGGTAAAAATAATCAAGCTAAAAGCAAAGACGAAATTAGGAGAACAAAAAATTCGTCACCATGGAGATACATTCCATGTCGAACCATGTCTTATGGGAAAAATCATTATTTCATTGAAAGAAAATTTGGGAAGGCTATTGATGGACGATGACGAACATTTTGAAATCGTAAAAGAAACCGAGTTACGAAAGGTTAAATAATGAAGATTGAAGACAGAAAAAAAGCATGGGACAAGTTACCCTTTCCTAAACCAGATTGGGAGACGTTTAAACGAATGCTTCCTGTGTTTAATTTTGATGCGCTTGAAGTTCATCGTAAATGGATAGAAAAGGTTAGTAAATAGTGGTTTTAGATATTAAAGGTTCAACGATTCGAAAAAGAGAGTTGGTGGCTGAAGCTGCATATTTCTTTAAAGACCGATTGATGCCACGAATGAAAACTCTACAGATTGACATTAATCTTAATCCACATTATGAGAAGAATACTACCAGTAGCGGCGATTGTATTTGGGAAGATACTAATCGATGTTCAAGAGAATTTACAATTAATTTAGATTCCAGTAATGATGATTGGATGGTTCAAACTCTGGCTCACGAGATGGTTCACGTAAAACAATGGGCTCGAGGTGAGATGCAAGATATCTATAGTGATGACGATGGAAGTCCTAAACAAACTCGTTGGAAAAGCAAATTTATCAATATCAAAAACGTTCCATACGAATTATGGCCATGGGAGAAAGAAGCATTGAGGATAGAAAAGAGGTTATATAATGAATGGTTAGAGTATTTGAAACAGAAAAAAGTATAAATAGAGGAAACGATTTTAATGGGAACGCTGACTCTATGGGACTTAAAATATCATTCTTTGATATAGACGAAACTGTATTTCACAGTTTTGCTCACGTACTAGTTCGTAATAAACACACAGGTGACTTAGTGACCAAACTTAGCAATGCTGAGTTCAATTCACATGTCCTTGCTGATGATGAAATGTACGACTATTCAGAATTCCAAGATGCTAAATTCTTCAAGGCATCATCTAAAGTAATTAAGTCTACCCTTAAAGAAATTAAAAAGCAATTTGCTCGTGGAGATATGATTGTCTTTTTGACTGCCCGTCAAGATATGGACAATAATGCTACATTCAAAGATACTTTTCGTCGGCAAGGAATTAGAGTGAATGATAAGAGAGTTCGATTTGAACTTGCTGGTAATCTAAAGTATGGTCCTATACCACAAAGAAAGATGTACATTATTGGAAAGTACATTAAACGATTTAAAAATATTGAAGAAATTAAAATTTATGATGACCATAAAGAAAATGTTCGGATATTAGACCAAGTAGCTAGAAGTCACCCCGAAATAAAATTTAGTAAATATTTAATAAAGAATGGTCGGATAATACAATTTGGCCAACTTAATAAAGAAAGAGAACCTATGAAAAGCTTTAAGGAACATTATATTTCAGAAGAACAAGAGTTAGAGGAACTCTTTGGTGCTATACCATTTAAGATTGATACTATAAAATGGTCACAGAAGAATAAAGGTAAACAACCAAAAGGACAGGGCAACTGGAAGTTTGATTTTAAAGTTCCTGTTCGTTCACCTATGGCAAGTTATCTTGATGACGGAGAATATACATTTAAAGGATTATTTAAAAAGGCAGTTCAAGGATTGGTAAAATATTTAAAAAGGTCAGCTGGTCCAAAAGGAAATCTTAAACAAGCAAAGGTAGTATTACAACCGTGAATTCATTTGAACAATATGTAGAAATATTAGAAGCCACTAAGTCTGGTAAGAATGTACACATGACTCATATCGAGGACCGTGTAATATATGGTGGTGTCAAAGGAGCTCGAGAAGCGATCTTTGCATTACGTTCTTTGAGAGATATGTTAGCTGGTAACTCTAAATCATCTACTAATGTGACTGTTAAATGGGACGGAGCTCCTGCAGTCTTTGCTGGAATCGACCCTAGTGATGGTAAATTCTTTGTAGCAAAAAAAGGAATCTTCAATAAAAATCCTAAAGTATATAAATCAGAAGCAGATGTTAGAGCTGATACTTCAGGTGACCTTGCAGATAAATTAACTATAGCTTTTAATGAACTAAAAGACCTTGGAATCAAAGGAGTAATTCAAGGTGACATAATGTTTACCAAAGGAGATGTATCAAAAGAATCTATTGATGGCGAACCTTATTTTACATTTCAGCCAAATACTATTGTCTATGCGGTGCCAGTCAAATCAGAATTGGGTAAGACTATATCAAAGGCCAATCTTGGAGTAGTGTGGCATACAACATATAGTGGAAAAGATTTTGAATCTATGAAGGCAAGTTTTGGAGTCAATCTTAGTGGACTAAAGAAAACAAAATCTGTATGGTACCAAGATGCAGATTATAAAGATATGTCAGGCACTGCAACATTCTCTGATAAAGATACAAAAGAAGTAACTGCTTCATTATCAAGAGCAGGAAAGATTTTTCAAAAGATAGCAGGAACAACTTTAAGAGAGTTAGAAAAAAACACAGAACTATCTGCTAGAATAGAAACATTCAATAATACTCTTGTAAGGAGAGGTGAAAGAATTACTAATACCACAAAGCATGTTTCTGATATGTTAAAATATTTTGATGATAAGTTTGAAAAAGAAAAAGGTAAACGTTCAAGTGAAAGAGGTAAAGCAGCTATTGATGCTAAGAAAGCAGAACTTCTAAAGTTTTTCTCACCAGCAAATAAAAAGAATCTTATTCTTATGTTTGACCTAATGAATGCTATAGTCGATGCTAAACTTATTATTATAAATAAACTAGATAAAGTAAAACAAATAGACACTTTCGTTAGAACCAAAAATGGATTTAAAGTCACTGGTTCTGAAGGTTTTGTCGCTATAGATAAAAGCAAGGGTGGAGCAGTTAAATTAGTAGATAGGTTAGAATTTTCAATGAATAATTTTTCAAGTGATGTAATAAAAGGTTGGGAAAAATGATTGGATTTAAAGAGCATATAGAATTAGAAGAAGATAGTTTAGACGAGGTGTTGACCAAACAACAACGAATCAAACGTGGTCGCTTGATGAAAAGAATGGCAAAAAGAATAGCCATTAAGAGAAAAAGAAAATTAAAGAAAAGAGCAACTAAAGACGAATTAATGAATCGAGCTAAAAAGTTGGCTCGAAAAAAACTAGCCAAAAAGTATTTAAAAGGAAAAGATTTATCTAAGTTAACATTTGCTGACAGAGAAAGATTAGAGAAAAAGCTCAAGGGTAAAAGTAAAGTAATAACTAGAATTGCTAAAAAACTTTTAAAATCTGTAAAAGCTGCTGATGTAGCAAGAGTTGCATCTATGAGAAAGAAAGCTGGCGGAGATAGAAAGGACGACTAATGAAAAATTTTAAAGACTATAACAAAGATAGAGTTGACGATATATGCGAAGGTCTCTATGAAGATTTAGAATTGGTCGAAGCCGAATACCAAGGAAAGAAAGTTACTTTAAATGACCCTATCCGTACTTCTGAAAATCCTAATAAGAAATTTAAGGTTTATGTAAAAGGGCCAAAAGGAAATGTTGTAGTTGTTAGATTCGGTGACCCGAAGATGTCAATTAAAAGAGATGACCCTGAGCGTAGAAAGAATTTTAGAGCCCGACACAATTGTGATAACCCTGGACCAAAATATAAAGCTCGATATTGGTCTTGTTTTCAATGGAGAGCTAGTGCGAAAGTAGATAATTAATGAACAGACCAGAATTAAATTCATTTAAAACTTGGACGGAACAAAAAGATAAATCCGTTGTCTTTACTTTCGGTCGATTTAATCCGCCTACTATTGGCCATGAAAAATTAATCAGAAAAGTTATCTCACAAGCTAAAGGAAATAACTATAGAATTTATGTATCACAATCAAGTGACCCACAAAGAAATCCACTTGAATATAAAGAAAAAGTTCAGTTAATGAGAAAGATGTTTCCTAAGTTTGGCCGAAACATTATCTTTAACAAAAAAATAATTAATGTATTTAATATTCTTGTAGATTTATATGACCAAGGATTCAGAGAAGTAACCATGGTTGTTGGTTCTGATAGAGTACCAGAGTTTAAAAAATTGATGGGTCAGTATAATGGAAAGAAGGCTCGACATGGATTCTATGATTTTAAAGTTATTAATACTGTATCTGCTGGCGATAGAGACCCAGATGCTGACGATGTATCTGGTATGTCTGCATCTAAAATGCGGGCGGCAGCAAAAGCAGGAGACCTTGATTCATTTAGTAAAGGCTTGCCAAAATCGTTTGGAGATAAAGTAGGAGTCTTTAATCTAATTCGTAAAAGAATGGGACTAAAAGAAATGGTCAATTTTAGAAAGCATATTGACCTTGGTTCACAATCTGAGTTAAGAGAAAAATATATTAGTGGAGAGATATTTAATAGTGGTGATTTAGTTGTATGTATTAGAACTGGTACTAAGTTTTATATATCTGAAAGAAAATCAAGTTATGTAACAGATGAGCATAATACTAAATATTGGATAAAAGATTTAATTGAAGTTAGACAAGACCCCGACATAAAAGATAAAAAGGGTACTCAACCTGCTAAGTATTTTGCAAAAGGTGCTAAAGGCAAAGAAATGTCTAAGTCAACTAAATCAAAAAGAGATGCTCATTTTAAGAAAGGTGCAGCCAAATCAGATGATGACCCATCTGCATATAAGCCCGCACCAGGTGATGCAGGAGCAAAAACCAAACCATCTAAACATACCAAGAAATTTAAACAGATGTTTGGTGAAAAAGTTAAATACATGAATATGGCTCAACTTAAAAAGGAGTTGAAGAAAGAATATGGTTCTAAAGCAAGCTCTCTTAAAATTGTAAAGGTGAAAGGTGGAGTATCAATTCAAACACCAGGTGGTCAAGAACTTGAAAGATATAATAATGTACCTAA